CGCCAGTTCTCCGCCGTCGTGGTCGTCATCGTGCTCGGGCGTCCAGCCTTCGGCCTCAATCTGCCGCTTGCGCTCGGCCGCGATCAACTCAGCGCCCGTCACCGCAGGTGCGCCAGTCGTGCGGTCGCCTTCATCGAGCAGCCCTTCGGAGCGCATCGACTCGATGTAACGGTCATACGGGTCGCCCGCGCGGTTCGTATGGTCAGGCATTGGTCGCCAGCTTCCACGCGAGCGAGAGCGCCTCGTCAGCCTGCCGGATCAAGACGATGGCCTCATCGTCATCACTCGTCTCATTTGGGTTGTCCGCGAGTAGGAGGTCATAGAGACGCTGCTGAACGTCCTCGATGCGTTCGCGCTGCGACTTCACGGCTTCTCCTTGGCTCGGGGCATGTGTGTCAGACCTATGGTCGTCAGTCACAGCCAGGGCTCCTTTCCCACAAGGACGCGGATCGCGTGTTTCACGCGGTAGCGCGCCTCGCGCCAGAGTCGAACCGCACTAGTCATAGTCCTGTGGTCTCCCGAACGTCGATTAGCGGGCACGTAGGCCGGTGCAGGTGTCCGACGAACACGCCGCACCCCGAGCACTCAAACGGCCTTCCAGGCGCGGCCTGGTCGGGGTGAACGCGGAATGCCTGGTTCGGCCACTCGTGGTGGTGCGTGCGCTCCCACTTCTCGTGCTGCGGGGCTACACTGGCGTCTCGGCCCTTCGGGGCTGAGCGCGCGGGATTGCCCGGCAGGAGGGCCTCTTCGGCGGCCTTTCTGCTGTCTGCCTGGCCTACCGCACGATCCACTAACCCATGGTCAGTCACCAGACCGCCTCACCCTTCTCATAGACGGCTACGTCGTCTCCGTGGCCGACCGGCCGGCGTTCGATGATGACCCGCGCGCCCCACTTACTGAGCAGGCGCGCCCGGCGCTGGGCAGACTCGAACTTGAAGTAGCGGCGCCTCGGCGGCCACGAGAACACCGCGAAGTTGTGGAAACCGTCCTGGTACTCCTCGCGCCACGCCGCCGGCGCGAACCCGGGCACGAGGCAGTCGGGCGGGATGTCGACGACGAGCTCGTACACGTAGAGCGGGCGCTCCGTCGCCTTCACCGCAGTATTGGTCATCGCGTGGCCTCCGTGTCGGCGAGGATCTGACGCAGGTCGTTGACGACCCACTCCGCCCAAGCGGTCACGCCGCTCGCGGTGATCGCCTTGATATGGCCGAGGTCGAGAAACAGATACTCGCCATCCGGGTACTCGTCGGTGGTGAGTTCGATCCCGCTAGGGCAGTTGCGCCAGTACCACCGGGTCTGGCCGATACGCACGCGATCACCCATTGTGTGTCGCCTCCTCGTCGCGGATCGCCGCCAGGCCGGCGGTGTGGCCGAGGTCGTACGCGGTGCGGATGAGCGCACAGCGGCACTCTTGGTCGCCACAGGCCTGCATCCACTCTTCGCAGAGCCGCGTCACGTAGGCGTCGCGGCTGGTCACGCAGCGCGCCGGATCGTGAGCGAGGGGTCGGGCTCGCGCCACTCGGTGCCGGGCACGAGTTCGCCGTCCCGCGTGAACCGATTGCCGGCGGCGGCCTTCGCCGATCGGATGTCGGGCACCGTCTCGACGATCCCCTCCTCAAAGGCCCACTCGGCGAGCGCGTCCTTGTCGACGACGTGGATCCCCGCCTTGCGGTGGGTGAGATGGCACCCGCCCGCGTCGGGGAAGCTCACGCTCCCGTTCACGGTCACATAGTTGGTGAGGGATTGGCGGATCTGGGCCAACTCGGCCTCGATGGTGGTGAGGCGGTCGCGGTAGCTGGCGGCGACGGCCTGCGCCACCGCGTCCAACCGCTCCCTCTTCTCCACCGTCAAGTGGTACGCGATCAAGAGGTTCCGCACGCCGAGCTCGTCGGCTGGCGTCATGTCCTCGGGGGTGAGGCGGAACGGGTCTTCGGCCAGTTCGGGGATCATGCAGCCTCCTCGATGGAGAGTTGGTAGTCGCTGCGCGCACGAGGCGGCGCGGCGGAGATGAGGTCGGGGTCGCCCAAATGCCAGATGTGCAGGCCGAGGAGCGTCAAGATCTTGTCGACGACGTCGAGACGCGCATACGGCTGGCCTCCGTGCTTGATCGCATTCCACCGCCGCGCAGACGCCTCGCTCTGCCAAGCGAGCTGCGAGTAGACCGGGCCGACGTTCGCGCCCTCGATGTATTCGACGACGCGCCTGGTCTCATACCACTGGTGTTCGAGGGGGGTGAGCGTCGGGTCTCTGGGCGGCTTGTACGGCGGCGTGACGTTCCGCGGGCGTGGCGGTAGGCCGGCGGCTTCGAGCGCCGCCTTCTCGCCGCCGAACAGGCGCGTGAGCGTCCGCGTGTGCGGACACCCCGACGCGCTCGGAGATTTCAGTTCGCGACACGACGGCGAGCGGCCATGCTTCTCATAGAACTCTTGGAGCTGTGCGATCGCAGCGGTGCGGCTGATCGGTGCGCCTGTGCTCATGCCGCTTCCTCTCGCTGTGGCTGGCGGGTCAAGTGGTAGAACAGGCAGTAGGGGCACCGATAGACGCGCCTGGCTCGCCCGTCGTCGTGGGGGAGGGGGATGCGGCTCGCGCGTTTCGCCTTGGCGGGCGTGGCGTACTGGATCTTCCCGCCGCGTGGGCAGCGCCCCTCGCCGTAGTCGATGTGGATCTTCACGAGAGGCCCAACTGCTCGCCCCGGGCAAGCTCCGCGTCCTCGGCCGCGATGAGCCGTTTCGCCTCGGCTTGCTTCTCCTCGTCCGTCATGTCGGGGTAGGGTTTGCCGGCGGCGATGACTTGGCTGAGGCGTGGCCGGAGCGCGGCGGGGGCGTGGGCGAGGAGGGGGTGTTCTCCCGCGTCCGGCGCGCCGCTCCCCAGCGGCGCAGCGGCAGGCGTCGCATCCTTCGGACGCGGGAGATCCTTGAAGCCGGTCATGCGGCGTCCTTGACGGCGAGCGTGTCGAGGAAAGTCATCTGCTCGTCCCACCACGACTGGCGGTAGTGGCCGTGCGTCTCCCGCTCCTTCGAGAGCAAGCCGCTGATCGTGTCGCGGCCGTAGCCACGCGCCTGCGCCTTCGCGATCAACTCGCGCATCTGGTCGTCGGACGGCTGCTCGACGGGCTCGGGCTTGGCGGGCGCGGGATCCTCGCCGTACAGGTCGAGGCCGAACTGGCTCCCGAACGAGGCGAGGCACCGCTTCAACGCGTCCGACACGGCTTCCTTCGACGCGAGCTCGTGCGGCGTGATCCGGTTGCCGGTGTATTCGAGCGCGTCGCCGTACCCCGTGTCGCCGCGCAGCACCTGGCCGACACGGACTTCGACGATCGCGCGATACCCGACCCGGAACCCTTCGCGGTCACCCTTCTTCACGGGCTCCTCGGCGATCAGTTGGAGGTCGGCGACGTGGTATGACCACCCGTCGAAGCCGAAGACGTGGTTGGCGTGCCGCTTCACGTCGTGCGTCATGAGGTAGGACAGCTTCTGCCGGCCCGACCCTTCGCGCTGACGGACACGCCGCGTGTCGAGCGGCTGGGAGAGCATCTCGATCTGACGATCGGTCAGGTCGCTCATGCCGCCTCCTCGTCCGCTTGGTCGTCGCGGTCGCGCTGCTCCGCCGCTTCCATCCGCGCGTCGACGAGGCGGCAGAACTCGGCGTAGAAGCGGTCGTGGGCGGCTTGGTCGAGGAGTTCGACGGGATCCATCACGCCGCCTCGTCTTCGTGGCGCTTGATCGACAGGGCGATGCCCTTCTCCAGCGTGGCGATTGTCTTGGCCGAGCCCCACGCGATGCCGCGCGCCCACTTCGCCGTCTCGCCCATCGAGAGCGTCGCCGTCGCCGTCGCTCGCAGGCGGGGCGTGCCGTCGGGGTCGAGGGTGATGAGCATGAACGCGAGGCTCTTCCGCAAGGCGTCGCCCGCCTCGGATTTCATCTGGTCGGCCGCGGCCTTCGTGGCCGGGTCGCGGACGTCTCTGAGTTCGTCCACTACGCGGCGTCCGGCGACGGAACGATCGCGCCGTCGTCGACGTAGGTCGGCGTGATGGTGCGCTTGGCGAGCACCTCGATCGGCGTCTGGGTGAAAACGCGGGGCGGGCCGTGCAACACCAGTTCGCGGTGGTCGCCCAGCCAGACCTGGATCGTCTCCTGGTCGGCGTACTTCCACGTGGCGTGCATCTGGATGCCGAGCGCGTCAAGCGCGTCAACGGCGCGGCGGTAGGCGTCCTCGTCCTTCGCGTTGGCGTAGTCGAGGACGACTCGTTGGGGGGCTGCCCCGGCTCCGGCGAGGAGCGCGAGGCATTCGTTGCGCGTCATTGTGGTGTCCCTTCGTCGCGGTGCCAGATCAGCATAGCCGCAAAAACACACGTGCGCAAGGATGAACGTCGCGCCTACCCCTTTCATCGGTGGATCTGCTACGATCCTCGGCAGCCGAGGGCAGAAGCGGCAGGCTACGCTTTGCGTACGTCCGGATACGGGTGTACGCTTTGTGCCGCCGCTCGCCCACGGACGGGGGAGCAATACCGGAGGGCTACCCGACATTGCCCGACACGCCAGACAGGCCATTCCACGTGGCCCTGAACATCGCGCTCGCCCAGAACGAGAAGTTCTACCGATCGGGCGGCGAGCCGACGCTTACGAAGCTCGCCGACCTATCAGCCGAACGGGGCGTCGTCTTCGCCGATAACCCGAAGACGGCCGCCGAAGACGGCGCGCTCAGCAAGCGCAACTTCGAGACGCTGCGCCGCTGGCGCAACCCGAAGAGCAAACAGATGCCGAGTCCCCAACAGATCGAGCGGCTAGCCGAGTTGCTCGAAGTCGACCCCGCCTACTTCAAGCGGTACGTCGACGCCGTGGCGATCTTCGAGGCCGCACCGGATCAGGCCGCCGAACTGTTTAGCGGGTGGGACGGCCCTAGGACGCGGGGGCCGCGTCAGCGGCGTCGCAAGCGGGAAGACCGCTCGGCACGGCCGCTGTGGCCCGAACCTCTGCTCTGACGGCCGTCGCGAAGTTCGCCCACTCGAACGGGGGGCGGTCGAGAACGCCAAGCCAGAGCTGGCGAGTCTCGCTCGCGGCTGGGAAGAGGTGGAGCGCGCCGCGCATCATGCGGACGGCGACGAGCGTGGCGGCCCACGCCAAGGCAGTACGGGGGAGAGCGAGTTGGAGCAACACTGTGCCCTTTCAACTTGTGGTGTCCCACCCGCCAGTCGTGACCCCGAAGACGTGTGGCTAGGGCTACGATAGCCGAAGAGGATGACGCGTAAACAGTCAACCCTCCCAAAATCCCCCAATCGGGGTAAAGCCGCCGGGTACATACGGGTGAGCCAGGTCGGCGGCAGGTCGGGCGACAGCTTCCTCAGCCCCGACTTGCAGCGCGACCGGATCACCGCGTGGGCGGCCTACAGGGGCTACACGATCACCGAGTGGTACGTCGACCTCGACGTGTCTGGTCGGAGCGGCGTACGGCGTCCAGAGTTCGAGCGGATGATGCAGGACGCCGCCGCCGGCCACTTCGAGATGGTCGCCGTCTACCGCCTGACCCGGTTCGGCCGGTCGGTCAAAGACACCGCCGCGCGGTACTCCGAGCTCCAAGCGCTCGGCGTGGGCCTCGCCAGCGTGACCGAAGACTTGGACACGTCGACGGCCGGCGGGAAGCTCCTCCAGAACATGCTGTTCGCGCTCGCCGAGTTCGAGTCGGAACGCATCGGCGAGGAATGGGCCAGCGTCCACGCCAACCGCCGGGGGCGGGGTTTGGCGCACGTCAGCCGCGGCATCTACGGCTATGTCGTGGACGGCGCGAGCATCACCGGCATCGACCCGGAGAGGGCGGCCGTGATCGAGGGGATCTATCGGGGCCGGTTGGCGGGCGAGTCGTGGCGGCAGATCAGCGACCGCCTCGAACAGATGGGCATATCGAGCCCCCGCGGCGAGCCGCGGTGGGGGCAGACGACGCTCGCGAACATCCTCCGCAACCCTCTCTACGCCGGCCTCGTCAGCCAGGGCGACGAGCTCATCGAGGCGCAGCACCCAGCTATCATCCCGCGCCCCGTCTGGGAGCAGGTGCAGGCGCTCCATCCGCGCCATGCGCGCCTCGCACGGTTCGGGACGGGCCTCGCGTCTGGCCTCGTCGTCTGCGCCGGCTGTGACTACCACATGGCGCGCGCCACCTCGGGCGGCCGGCGCGTGTACCGCTGCACCGCCTATCGCCACTCGCGAGCGTGTGACGCGGCGGCGCAGATCACGGCCGACCCCCTAGACGCCTACCTGGAGGACGAGGTCGCGCGTCGCCTCGACCCGGCCCGGATGCCGCACCAGGGCCGGCACCGCGGGCGAGACCACCGGCCACACCTCCAGCGTCGCGTCGACGAAGCCACGCGCGCGATCGACAGGTTGAGCGACGAGCGGTACCTGATCGGGAGCCTGTCCGTCGAGGAGTATGAACGCCAACTCCTGCGCCTGGTCGAGCGGAGAGAGCAGGCGCAGGCCCGGCTCGACGACCTGGCGGAACGTCCGGCGGTGATGTGGGCGCACGACTGGCGGAAGCTCTCCCTGTTGGAGCGGCAGGGGTTGGTGCGGACGGTCGTCGCGCGCGTCACCATCCGCAACGGCCGCGGCGCGCCTCGCGACCGGGCACGAGTGGTGTGGGCGCTCTGACGCGCAGTCATCCAACGACCACGGTTCGCAGGCGCGTTCCGCCGCGCCTGCTATCGTCTGGCGAACCGGAATGCTGGGGGGCATGATGGACGCGCAACACGAGGCTCGGATCAGGCTTCAGGAGTGGCATCACGTCGCGAAGTGGCTCGACTATGGAGCCGCCGAGTTCGTCGCGGATCAGACGACGCGCTGCTACTTGGAGCATGTGGCGCAGACTGTCCGCGAGGAAGGCGAGAATCGCTTCGCCCGCCCAGCGGGGCTTTCACTCGCCTAGCAGAGGCCGGGGCGCGCAACCTTCTTCGCGGATGCGCGTCCCGGCCGCTGGCCGTATACTCGGCTAGCCGTCCCAATGCGAAGGCGCACTCCAGCGGGAGGGAGGGGGTGCGAGGGGCGGCGTACCGTGGCGATGTGGTGTCCCTCGGCGCCGTCCCTCGCAGTCTCACACCTGCCCGACAGGCCGTGCCCCTGGCCCTGCGCTTCCTGCCAACGGGCACCATACCGCAGGACGATTGTGTCCCGCCACACAGCGGCTAGCTGCGGTTGGCGTTGCCGGTGGCGCGGCCGTGCCGGACGACGGCGTCGCCGAACACGATCGCCACGACGAGCGCGACGTCGGCGAGGACGGCGTGCTGCTGCGCGGCGCTCAGGCTGAACCCGAACGACGTCGCCGTCGCGAGGGCAGCTGTGACGAGCGCGATGATCTGGGCGCCCGTAATGCTGGGAGTGGAAAAGGGCATCTGCTTCACCTCCCTTCTCGCTGTTCGAGGGCAGACTTGTGGGTGGGGAGGGTGCGCCGCGCGTTGAAGGTGGCGCACTCCACCATCCTGCGCGACCACTCATCCGGCGCCGACGCCTCGGCGCGCTGGAGGTGGGCGACAGCGATGGTCACCATCCGCTCGAAATCGTCGGCGATGTCGGCGAGTTGGCTCATGCCGCCACCCGGAACCCGCCGGGGTTCCACATCTTCGGCGGGCGCAGGAGCCCCCGCTCGAGGAGGACGGCGCGGAGTTGGATGTGCTGGTCGACGTCGCCGACGACGCGCCGCATCGTCTGGCGGATCCCGTCCGGCGTCAGGCGGTTCGCTTCGCGCCAATCCGTCTGCGTCATCTGCTCCTTCGGCGCCTCCACCCCCAACATCGCTCCGAGAGCCTCCTGGCTCCGGGCGAGCTCGGAGAACCGGACGAGGTCGAGGCACGTATCCGACGTTAGCTTCGACGCGAGCGGCGGCCGGCCGTTCTCGATCAGCGCGGCGTTGAGGATCGGCAGGTCATGGCGGCGGATGAAATGGCCGGTCACCATGTCCGCCTCGTCGTAGAGCAGTCGGAACTCTTCGAGCATCGACTTGACGCGGTGGACGCCGAGCAGCCAGACGTGGGTTTCCTCCTCGCCGATGAAGCGGCACGCGATGGCGGTCACCTCTGCGCTCGTCTTGTCGTAGCCGCGGTAGGAGAGGGGCCGGTTTTCGATGTCGAAATCCAGCACTCGCTTCTCATGCGGCGCCGGGAGGGCGGGGAGGCGCGGGACTCCCTGGACGGGCCTGTCGGGCCGCGGCGTGGGGCGCGGCGGGTGCTGGATCGGCCGGAGCTTGTAGAGCACCTAGAAGCCCTCGGGCGTCATCGGCGTGTTCCGCCGATCCTTGGCGTCCACGTCGCCTTCCTCGAAGGCCGGCGCGTCGATCGCCTCGCGCGAGACGTACATCTGCCGCGCGTGTTCGAGCGCTTGGACGGCGACGGTGTCGGCGTCGAAGAGGAGGCCGGCCGCGCTGTGGCGCTGGAACTCCTCGTCGATGAATGCCTCGGCGGCGGCCTTGAGGCGGCGGCTGTATTTCCGAAGTTCGAGGTTGATGCCTGACCGGGCGGCGTCGTAGGCGTCGGCGCGGTCATGGTCTTGTCGGCGGGTGCCGGTACTCACAGGTGTCCTCCTTGGAGGGCGTCGGAGAGTTGCTGGTCTCGGCGTTCGGCCGCTCTGCGCTTCTGGCCGCGTTTCTGGGCGAGCACGCGGGCGTGTGCGATCTCGTCGAGGCGAGCCATGCGCCGCCGCTCATTCGCGGCGTGCCGCGCTAGGACTTCGGGGCGGCGTTGGTAGGCGCGCTGGCCTTCACACGTCGGGCACGTACACCCCGCCATGCGGTGTCGCCTCAAGCCTGCACCCGGACGAAGCCGGAGACGAGACTCCGCACCCGAGAGCGGCGACACACGATCCCGCCGTTACTCTGCGACCCGTTCGGGTCAGTCTCAAGGCTCGTGTTGCCCTCGATGGCGGTGAACATGCCGGGCTGGCCGCTCACCCACCCCTCGAACACGCCGACGTGGTCAGGAACCCCGTCGCCGTCCCAGTCGTAACACACGAGGTCGCCCCTGCGCGGGTTCGATGTGATGGCGAGGTTGTTCCTGTGCGCCTTGGCGTCGTCGAGGAGGTACGGCACGTACGCCCATCGGCTACCCCTGACGAAGGCTCTGCTCTTCGCCTGGCAGCCGCACCACGAAACGAACATGGCGCACCACGGGCCGACCATCCCGTACCACGTCGAGAACTTGCAGACGTTCGACCCGGCGGGGTGTTCCGTCTCGCCGATCTGCCCCGCCGCCGCGGCGTAGATGCGCTCGCCGACGGCTCTGCGCGCGGCACGGGCGGCCCAGACGCGGAGCCGGAACGCTCGGCGCGCCCGATAGTGGAGCGGCAGCTTCGCTTCGCCGCCGAGATAGGCGCGGAGGCGGTCGCCACACGAACCCTTCCGAGCGACCGCCTTGCGGTAGCCGAGGTGCATCTTCGCGTCGAACGCGGCGTGGCTCGATGCCTCGCCGTACTCGCCGTCGATGCGGCCAAAGTAGAACCGGCCCCACCTGTTGCCATGCAAGAGCCGCTGGGTGTGGGAGACGTCGTCGGGGTGGTCTTTGTCGCCGCCGTCGTGCATGTGGGGCGTGGTCAGGTGGAGCGTTCGCACCATGTACCTCCGAGTCGGGTCATCACGCCCCTGGTCGGAACCATCGGAAGTGCGGGGTAGGCCTAGCGGCCTCTGTCTCGACGGGTGAGCCAAGCGAGGTAGTGCGCCCATGAGCAGAACGTGCGCCCGTTGACGTGGTAGCCGCGGCCGATCACCCACTGGCCGCACCACTCGCATAGCGTGGCGAGCTGCTTCACTTCGAGCAGTGGAGGATGGCGAGGGCGTTGATCTGCGTCGTCTCGATGCGGACGCTGCGCTCGATCGCCGACCGGGTCAGCGCGAGGCCGGCGTAATGGATCAGCCGCCCATGTTGGGTGGCGAGCAGGTGTTCGCCTTGGGCGCGCTGCGCGACGTACGCCTCGTATTGGATGCACAGCGCGGCGTGGGCGACGGAGCCCTTCTCGGCCGCGTCGCGGGCCTGGGCGACACCCCAGATCAACGCGGCCACGAGGAGGACGATGCTCACCCCGGCGACGATGACGGCGGTCGTCGGCCGGCGAAGTTCAGGCTCCATTCTTCTCACCTTCCTTGAGGTGAACGCGGGTGCGTTCCGTCGTGATCTCGGCGCGCATCTCCTTGATCGCCGCGATGATGTTCCGCTCGGTGACGCCGACGACGGCGACGACCTGCGTCCAATCCGGACGGGCTTCGAGCTCGTGGATGCGCTGCTCCATCCACCGCAACTTGCTTTCCAGCTCGCGGTTCTGCTTCTCAAGCAACTCGACGCGAGCGCGGTACGCCTCCGAGTTCTGCTCCCACACCTTCACCGCCGAGCTGCGGAAGTAGGCGTACCCGGTGGCGACGGCGCTGACGAGCGCAACCACCACGAGGGTAAGGGTGAGCGTCACCCTGCCCCCGCCCAAGCCACGATGAGGACGGCGTTCGTAAGGTTCAAAGCGCCGCCAGAGTTCTGCGCCCCGGCGAGCTGGACGGTGTCGTTCGCCGCAAACTTCGTCATGTCGCTCGCCGTCTGCTCGACGGTGATGTTGTTCGAGTTCTGGACGAGGCTCGTGCCGCCGCTCGTCGGGCCGGGGTAGAGGAAGCCGAGACGCCTGACGACGCCGGTCGCCGACGCTCCCCACACGCCGCCGCCGTTCACTTCGTAGACCCCTGCGAGGGGGATGGTGATCTTCCCCGCCGCGCTCGTCATGGTCGACCCGGTGCTGTCCCAGACGACGGTAGGGAGGCTCAACGCGCCCGGCACGGTACCGCTCGCGACGCTCACCGCAGCATTGAAGATGCGCGCCTCGGGCGGGTCGAACAGGAAGTTGAGGTTGTCGCGGAGCTGCTGGTTGAGCTGCGCGGCGGTGACGACCGATCCGGTGACCCAGGAAATGGGAGTTGTCCACGCCACTACGCCTTCACCAGCCCGTGCTCGATGTTCTCTGCGTCGAGGTCGGCGAGGCGTTCGCCGGGCATCCAGTTACGCGTGTCGGCGTCGGGGCGCAGGAGGAGGCGCTGTTCGATCTCCTGCCAGTCCTTCGGCCACCTTGCATAGATCACGCGGCCGTCGACATGCATGTTGAGGCAGTCGACGCAGAAGAAGCGGTGGTCGGCCGGGTCGGCCAACGATGCCCCGGTGCAGTGTGGGCAGAACGCGGCCCACCTGCCGTGGTTCACGAGGACGGCGGCCTTCGGGTCGCCGTCCTGCGGCAGGCCGGGCTGGAACACGGGGACGCCGGGGGGCCAGTTGTTCGCGAGGAGCGAGGCGAAGGTGTGGCCGACCCGCGCGCGCGTGATGATTGGACGCTCCACGCCCACCAGTCGGCACACGACGCTGTGCGGGTAGGCCTAGTACCCCGGCACCGTCGTCGACCCCAGGACGCCGTTCACCGAGTCTCCGAGCACCCACACCGCCTGGTTCGATGCGGGCGAGAGGTTGAGCGTGACCTGCCAGCCTTGGGGGGTGATGGTGTGGCCGACGCCCTCCAGGTAGCAGTCGACCGAGATGGTGCCGCCGTGCGGCGGGCGACGCTTCACCGTTACCCGATTCGACAACTCAAGGCCGAGGATCAAGGGCCATGCGATCGTGGGTTGGGCGGCGGGGTTGATCGTGATCGTCGGGAAGCGGAGCACGGGCTGGGCATACCGGCTGCGCAGATAATCGGCGCACGACTGGGCTTCGTCGACCCCGGCGATGAGAAGGCTGCGGGGGAGGCTCCGCTTCCAATACTGGAGTTGGCTCGTCGCGTCTGAGCTGTTGGCGGGGATGCCGTCCTTCGTCGTCGCGGTGACGTCGTTGAAGATGAAGGCGGTGTCGTAGGCCGGGTCGGTGCTGCTGTACCCGACTTCGCTGCCGCCGCCGTCTCCGATCACGCCCTGGCTCGTCTGTTCGTGGAGGATGCGATGCTGACGGTTCTGGAACGCGAGCGTCCCGTCGCGGCTGACGAAGAGCATCCCGTTTTCGGTCGTCTCCACATCCTGGAGGTGGCTGAGGGCCGAGCCTTGCATGAAGTCGCCGATGATCTGCGAGATGCCCGTTTCGAGCGAGGTGGCTCCGGTGTAGCCGACGAAGCCGAGCACCGTCGCCACGCGAGAGCCTGAGTCTTCGAGGACGGTGTTGAGACCGTCGATCGCCGCCAAGTTGAGAGCCTCGAACGCGTCGACGCAGTCGACCTCCACCTGGTCGTTCTTGGTGAGGTCGGGCCACTGCGGGTTGATCGCCTGCATATACCCTCGCCAGACGGGGTAGGTGACGGCGTTGTAGACGGCTCTGACCCTGGCCTGGCGGATGGGGAGAACGTTGCCGAAGTTCGGGCCTGACGAGAAGAGCGGGTCGAAGGCGCCCGACGAGTTGTCGAGGATGAGCGTCATCGTTGCGCCCTGCACCGACCCGGTTTCGTCCTGCCGGCCGCGCTGCGTCGAGATCGAGCGGCAGAGGCTCGTGATGTCGACCCAGACGGGCGTCGCGCCGGGATTCGTCGTCGGCGACCACTCGACGATCAGGCTGGGGTAGCTGGTGGTCGGGGGCACGGGCAACCTCACAGTCGCGAGAGAAGAAGCCGCCGTCTGGCCGGCGGCGTTGGAAGCGGTGACGGTGCAGCGCAAGAAGTTGTTGGCGTCGATCGCGTTGCACGTATACGAGGGTGCGGTCGCGCTCGCGATATCCGCCCACGATCCGACGCCCGTCGCCGAGCGTTGCCACTGGTAGGCATACGAGGTGGGCGAGTTCGACCATGACCCCTGCGACGCGGAGAGCGTGTTGCCCACCGCTGGCGTGCCCGAAAGGACGGGGAGGACGGTGTTCGCGGGCGGCGACCCGGTCACGCCCTTGAAGCAGAGCAAGAGGCCGACCCAGTTGTTGGTCAGGTCGCTGGGCGTGAAGGTGGCTTCTTGGAAGCCGGTCGCGGCGAGGATCTGCCACTCGGCATACCCATAGCCATAGGTCGCCGCGCCGGCTACCTGGTCGAGGAACTCGGTGTAGGTGCCATGCACAGTGTCGGGCGAGCCCGATTCTCCGGCGGTGGCGGCGACTTTGGAGAAGCACGCGACGGCGAACTCGACTGCCTGCGACGTGGAGGCCGAGCTCCCGGTGTCGGGTGTGCCGGCGCCGCCGCTCGCTCCGATCGACACGTCCGCCGTCGCGTTCAGGAGGCCGGGGACGCCGAGCAGCATCGCGACCTTCCGGATCGTCACCGCATCCAACGTCACCGACAGCACAGTCCCCGATGGGATGCCGCCGGCCCCGGCGACGAGCCGGCAGATCGACGAGCCGAGCGAGCTCGTCGCGTGCTTCTTCGTGTAGATGTCCCACGAGCCGGACGCCCCGAGGATGCTGGCGACGACTGCCGGGTTGGTGCCGCGGGTGGCGCAGACGAGGAAGAGCGTGTCGCCCTGCGGGACGGTGACCGTCGTGGTGATGGTGAACGTGTTGCCGTTGCTCACGTTCGCCAACGGCGCGCTGGCGTTGTAGGGCGTGCCGATCCCGCCGCCGCCACCACCGCCGGTTCCGGCGGGCGCGAGGAGGGTGAGGAGACTCACGGGTTAGCCTCCGACGCCGACGAGGAGCAGCGGATGCGGCGTCGCGCCACCCCCGCCGCCGCCGGCCACGAGGAACGTCGCGATCACCCCAGCCAGGCCCGCGCAAGCCTCGTTCATCGTCGGCGACGCCGTGACCGTCGCGACCGCGGCCGTCTCCTGCCACTCGACACCGACGCCGATCTGGTTCGTCCCACCCCCACCCGCCAACTCCTGGTCGATCACGGTGTAACCCGTGTCGGCCGACATGACCGCGTTCGTCGTCAAGGCCGTCTCGTCCCAGCCGTATGCCGCGAGGATGAGTTCGTCGGCTTGGCTGATCGCCGAGCCGGTGGTGAGGCTGAGGCTCGTCGCGGTAGCCGCGTTAGCGGTGCCGCTAAGGTCGAGCGGAGTGCTAGTGAGGCCCGAGCATTTCAGCACCGTCCACGCCCTGCGCGCGACGCTGCCCGTCCACGTCGTCGTGATCGTGTCGCTCGTGGTCAACGCGGCCGTGAGGACGCTGTACCACATGTTGCAGACGGCGGCGACTCCGCTCTGCGGCTGGGCGATGAGGTGCCACGTGTTGCCCTTCGTGTCGGTCGGGACGGTGCCCTGCTTCGCCGTGCCGATCGAAGCGATGAACACGACAAGGTCGCCCACCGATGCGCCAGCTGTGAGGGCGGCGACGATGCTCGTCTGCGCCGACGTGGTCGACCCGGCCCCACCGATCTTGACGGGCGTCACAGCCACGCCGGCCTACTTGTAAAGTAGGTTGACGGCCAGGTCGTTCGCGGCGACGACGGTCGTATCGGTGTCGGCGATGAGTTTCGTGACCGCGAACGCGATGCCCGTGCCGAATGCGATGCCGCCGTCGAAGTCTGCGACCGCGCCGCCGCCGGCCGGGACGGGGATCGTCATGACCGGCGTGTCCGTGCCCACCGTCGGCGCTGACGCCTTGTTGTAGAGCTTCAGGAAGACGGTATAGGCGGCGCTGTTATAGAGGTAGAAGCCGTAGACCTGGCCGGCGCTCGCCTTCACCGACGTCGCGTTGGTGGAGGCGGCGGCGAGGAGGCGGTTGATGAGGTAGCCGCCGCTCGTGCTCGGCGTCTGCGTCGTCGCGAGCGCCGTACCGCTCGACGCGCCCTGCACGGTAAGGACGTCGGTGCTGGGAGTGCCGGCGGTGCCGAGCGCGGGCTGCTTCGCCGCCGTCGCCGCGCCCGAGGGGAGCGGGAGGCTCGCCGCGGACACTGTGAGCGTCCCGGCGAGGAGGTTCGCTACGCGGCGGAGTTGCGCGATGACGCTGCCCGTCGTCGTCGCCGCCGCGTCCGTCGTCGCGCCGATCGACGCCGAATGGCCATCCGCCTGAGACGAGGCGGCGTTCGACGTGGCGAGCGTACCCGTGCCGGCGTTCGCGGTGACCGTCCCCGAGATGCCGATGGTGCCGGCGAGGAGGTTCGCGATCCGCCGGAGCTGGGCGATCACCGATCCCGTAGTGGTCGCGGCGGCGTCCGTCGTCGACCCGATAGACGCGGAGTGGCCGTCGGCCTGGGCGCTGGCGACCATCGACACGTTCAACCCGTGCGCGTCGACGGCTGCCTTCGACGTGCCGCCGACGGTGCCGTCCATGAGCTTCACGTACTGGGCGTGCTCACCGGTTCCGAGTTGGTCGGTGGCTACCTTCGGCGTCGCGTCGCCCGTGCCGGTAGCGGGGATCGTGATGTTCGATGCCACGCCCCCACGTCGGAACGTGGAAGCCGCCGGGTAGGCCTAGCTAGGTGACGATGCCGCCGACGACCTGCGGGTTCCGCTTCGCCGCCGCGAGGAGCGCGCCCGCGATCAAGTCCTGCAACTCGCGGTTGTTCTTACCGACGGCGATGATCGCGCCCTTCTCGATCGCGCCCTTCTCCAGGACGATCCCGCCGCCAGTAGCGACGTGCGCCTTCTTGCCGCCGCCGCCGCTCTTGCCTCCGCCGCCGCCAGACTCGTTGAGGAGCTTGTGAAGGAGCGTCTCCAACGCCTTGATGCGCTTCTTGGAGGCGTGGTGCTGCTCGGCGCGGTTCAGCATCGCGAGCACCTTCTCGATGTGCCGCTTCAGCTCGGCGCGCTGCTTCGCGAGAGCCGCCTTCTCGGCGGCGACCTTCTTCGCGCGGGCTTTCTGCTCGGCCGCGTCGAGCTTTTCGAGGGTGGCGACCTGTTCGGCGTAGAGGGCGTCGTCGAGTTGCTGCTGCGCGGCGAGGATCGCCGCCGGATCCCCTTGGGCTTGCGCGAGCGCGAGGGCTGACCGCGCGTCGGTGATTGCCTGCTGGCGCGCCGCCTCGTCATGCGCCGCCTGGAGAGCCTGCAACTCCTTGCCGGCGGCCGTCATGCCGTTCAACTGCTTGTCGAGCGCGGCTTGCATCTTCGCCGTCTGAGCGTCGAACGCATCCGTGATCTGGCGGCCCAGGTTGCGGAACTCCTGCACCGTCTGCGGGCCATACTTGCCGACGGCCTTGCGCATCTTCGCCATGATGTAGGCGATGATCCGGTCGAACGCCGCCGCCCCAGAGGGAGCCGCTGCGCGGGCGTTCGCGACGACGTTCGCGACGATCGCGGCTCCCGTCGCGCCGACGGAGGTCGGCCGCATGAACGTCGGCGACTGCTTCCCACCACCGCCGCCTCCACCGCCGCCGTGTCCGCCGTGCGGGTTGCCGGCGGTGCCGTGCGGGCCGCCGCCGATGATCGCAGCGTTCCCCTCCGTGTTGATGAGGATGTCGAGGTTGATCTGTTTCATCGTCGGGATCGCGTTGATCTGCCTGGCGACGTTCGCCGCCGCCGCCGCGACCTGCGCCATGTGCGCCTTGTTCGCAGCCAGAATCGGGTTCGACGCTCTGAGATTCTGCGCCGACGTGGTGTACGCCTGCGACAGCGTGTCCATCTTCGACGCATAGTTCTGGATGACGGCGGTGTTCGACGCCGACTGGCGCTCGCTGGCGCGGCTGATCGTGTCACCCGTCTGGTTGGCAGCGTTGAGGGTCTTCACGCTCTGGAGGTGCTTCTTCGTCGCCTCGGTCAGCCGGTCAAATGCGTCCTTCGACGCCTTCACCTCGCGCGCCGTCGCAGCCGTCTGCCGCTTCAGGTTCGCCTGGGCAAGCGCGTTGTTCGCCGACGCCGTCCGCGCCGTGTCCTGCGCCGCGTTGAGTTGGTCGACGGCCTGCTTGTAGACGAGCGTCCCCTTCTGCCCATCCTTCACGAGTTTGTTCACCTGGTGCTGCGCCGCTTCGACGCCGTGCTGCGCCGCCGTGTTCTGGTGGCTCGCGACGGTCGCCTGGTTCTGCGCATCCTTCAGGTGGCCCTCGCTGACGGAGAGGCCGGCTACGGCTCCCTGCGCGCGCTGGTATGCGCCGGAGAGGACGTCGGCGACATGGCTGTTCAGGTACATCGCTGCGCCCACTGCCGCCACGGCGGGCGCGAGGGCGAGCATCACGCCCGTAGCCGACACGCCCGCCGCCGAGACGCCACCGAGGGCCGTGCCTTCCGCCGCCGTCTCCCCCGCCGCCGCCGTCTCGCCGCTCATGGCTGCGATCGGGCCGAGCTTCGCCGCGCCGCCCACGCCTTCCGCGTTCGCGAGGCCCATCGCCCTGCCGGCGAAGCCCGCGGCGGCGGCGAGTCCTTGGTAGAGCTTGATGAGGCTCCCGATCACGAACACGACGGGGCCTGCGGCGGCGGCGACGCCCGCGATGACGAGGATCGTGCCCTGGACGCCGCTGGACAGGTTCGAGAACGCGGCGGCGGCCGACGCGACCTTCTGGGCGATGCTGGCGAAGATGGGGACGACGACGGCTCCCACCTTCACCATCGCCGCCTGCAACTGGCTCCACGCCGCCTTCAGCTTGAACGACGCCGTCTCCTGCGTCTTCAAGACGTCCTTGTTGAAGTTGCCGGCGGTGCGGCCGATCTGGTCATACTTCATCCCCAACCGGGACAGGTTGTTGAGGAGCATCGCGATCGTGCCGGCCGACCGAGAGCCGCCGAACATCTCGCCGAGCGCGGCGAGGCGCTTGGTGGGGTCTTGGATCTTCTGGAGGTGCTTCTGCAAGTCCTCCATCGCGACCATGAGCCCGTCCGGCTGGCGCAAGTCATGGCCCAAGCTCGTTGTGGTAAGGCCGAGGTCTTTGAGGACGCCCTGCGCCTTCTTCGTCGGGTTCGTCATCATGAAGATCGCCGTCCGCAACCTGTTCGCGGCGGTGCCGGCGGGGACGCCCTCGTCGGTCATCATCGCCAACCCCGCGGCGAGTGATCGGAGGTTCATGCCGGCCGTCTTCGCGACGGGCGCGATACCGCTCTTGAGGGCGTCGACGAGGTCTTGCATCCGCATGTTGCCGGCGCCGACGGTGGCGTTCAGGATCCCCATCGCCTTCGAGTAATCCTGGGTACCCTTGATGCCGGTGATGATGACGCCGGCCAAAGCGGAGGCGGTGTCTTCGAGGTTCGACCCGCCGACGGCGGCGCCGTCCGCCGCGACGTGCAAAGCGTCTAACGCCTGCGCGCCCCGCAACCCGACCGATTCGAGGTGGAAGAGGCCCTTGGCGAGTTCGTCCGGCCCCTGCGACACCTTCCCCGACGCGGCGAGGCGGAGGACGGCCTTGCTCATCCGGTCGACTTCGGCCTGAGACGCGCCGGCCTGCGTCCTGACCATCTCCATCTGCTTCTGGAAGTCCACCGCGAACTTCGCGCTGGCGACTCCGGCGGCGAGGACGGGGAGGGTGACCCACTTCGACATCGACGCGCCGACGCGGGTCATGCCCTTCGCGACCTTTTTCATGCTGAGGTCGGTCGCTTTCTGCGTCTTCGCGGCCGTCGCCGACATCTTCTTCGCCGTCGCGTCCATCGCCGCCTGGCTCTGCGCCATGCCGGCCATGAACGGCTTGTTATCAACGCCGATCAGGGCGTAGAGACTGCCGACTTCGTATTCGGGCATGGCGGCTAGTCGGACGCGGGCGGGCGAGGGGCGGGCCTATTCGGCGTGCTGCTTCGCCTCCCACGCATAGAACGCTTTCCACCGCAGGTACTCGCCCGCCGTCATCCGCTGCCCCAACTCTCTGACGGTCATTTTGAGGTCGCGGGCGAGGACGTGGTCAAACGCCAGATTCGGATGCAGCTCGAAAGCTCATCTCCGCGTTGGAGATGGCCTCCTCGCCCATGCCCGACAGGGCGGTGACCGCATCACTGATCTTGGACAGGACGTCCAGCCCCTTCTCGCCCAAAGCCTTGCGGTGTTCGGGGCCGAAGGCGGGGTCGACGCACCCTTCGATGACCATCCACACCATCGCTTCGAGGAGGTCAGTCGTGCCGTCGGGCTGGATGCTCTGGCTGTTGACGCGGCGCATCGAGTCGAGGCCCAGGCTGCGGATGCGGATCTTGCCGCCCCACTCTGCGACCTCCAACTCCTCCTCCCGCACGTCCGACGCCTTGAAGACGTCGTCGATGCTGAGGGTGCGATCCTGGATCGGGCTCGGGCCGAGCGGTCGATCCGCATCGTCCGGCTGCGCGGGGATCGCGTCGAGGGCGATGTGGGAGCCGCGTACGTCCGTCACGACGCCATCGGTGGTGTCCGACGCCTCGTCGGGGGTGTCCGGGCTGAGAGGCTGATCTGTGTCGTTGTTCATCGGGTCTCCATTCATGGTCGGGTGTCGGGTAGTGCTGCCCCGCCGCCACCCGACAGGGCGGCGGGGCAACCTTTCAACAGGTCGCGGCGAGCAGCGCAGACACCGTGCTCTGAAAGTTCGAGCCGGTCGCGGTGTTCACGAAGTCGACGTTCAGCCGCCACCTGACGGAGCAGGCGGGCGTGTCGGCGGTGGCGGTGGGATCCCACTCGCCGTCGAGCCAGTTATGGCCGCTGCCCGCGGCGTAGTCGCCGTGGACGCGGGGGGCGACTTCGGTCGCGGTGTGCCACACACCACTCACCTCGTATTGGGGGGTGACGAGGGCGCGCCACGCGACGGTGCAGCTATACCCGCCCAGCGCGGATTCGGCGATGCCGGGGCCGGACAGGGCTGGCGCTTTCTCGCCGCCCGCCGCACTCGGCGAGCATGATGCGGCTGAGGCGATGGCGGGCGCGGCGATCGAGAGCGCGGCGAGCGTGGCGAGGGTGCAGGTGAGGGTGAGGAGTCGCTTCATGGTGTCCCTTCAGGGGCCGGGGTTGGACGTGGTGAGGAAGCCGCAGTCGTGGTCGATGTCGAGGCAGCCGCTGACGAGGGTGGCGAGCTTGGCCTGCTGCCACCCGTTCTGCCAGTCGCCGTGGAACGTGTAGGCGGGGCCTGACGTGAAGTTGAGGCGGCTCCCCGTCTGGTAGCCGGTCGCGTTCAACCCGTAGTGGACGTGGATCTGAACCTGGCCCAACGTCGAATCGCCTGTGGGGCACGCGCCGCCGACCACAGCTCCGTACTCGACGCCGCCCGATGGTTCGAGGCAGTAGGGGAACTTGACGATCGCGACGACGCCATCCGAGCCGCTGACTCCGTTCGCAGCCGTACAGTCGTAGGGCAGGCTCCGGGTCGGCGATGAGTGGGAGCCGCCGTTGCCGCAGGAGAAGCCGATCATCTGCGCGTCGGGCACGGTCGCCGCCGCGTTCCCGCCGACCATCTGGAGGTTGGCGGGGTACTGCGCCTCGACCACACCGGGCGTGCCGAAGTAGTAGGCGAAGATCTTGACCGGCTTGACGGTGTTCGCGATCGGATCGGCCGGATCCGTCCCCTTGGTTGGCAGGCCGGCCGCGTCGACGCATGGCCCATCGCAGGCAGTCGGCACCCAGTACGCCGCGCCATCCGCCGCGAGGACACACGTCGTTCCTGCCGTGCTCGCTTGGAGGGTCGCGGGAGTGCTCGTGCTCGACACGCTCTTGGAGCCGAAGAAGGTGTGTTGGTGCGAGCTCGTGACGCCCGGCGCGACGATCGGGTCGACCGCCTGCGGCGGGATCGCGTTCGGCTTGCACGTCACCTCGAACTTCCCGCCCCTGACGCTCGGCACGAGACTCGTGGCGGCGTCCGAATGGGCAGCGGCACAAGCAACGAGAACAACGAGAACAACGAGAACAACGATGCCTGCGAGGAACCGCATCAACAGAGCGTGACCGGCGACGAGTTGTCGGTGTTGCCGTTCTCAAGCACGGCGTGGCTGCGGTAGAGACGTCCCGGCGTGCAACTCCACTGGCCCGTCTCAACCTCCGCCTCGACTTCCTTGTCGCCCGAGTTGGCGACGGTGATCTCGTTCGTGTTCGCGGCGCGGCCCCATGTGCCGTTCACGTCTGCTTGTACCGTCGCGAACACCGTCCACGCCTGGCCGTTGGTGCAGTTGACGGCGAAGTGGGTGTTGAGGTGGCCCTGGCTGTTGACGACGGGGATCTTCCCGGCGACGGTGCAGCCGATAGCGGCGTCCGATGGCGAGGCGGTGCCGAGGACGGCGGCGGCTGCGAGGGCGGCGAGGAGGAGGATGCGCTTCATACGACGATCGTCCGCAGGTCGCTCGCGAGGCTCGGGTCGAGGAGGTACTGCCACGGGAACAGGAAGTAGCCGCCGCCATGCACATCCGCCCCGGCCAACCCCTGGTAGACGTCTGCGCCCCACGAGTTGCGGACAAGGACGTGGTCGGGATACGCGGCGAGGTAGCCGACCGCGACGACCTCATGGCCGCCCAACTCCTGCTCGAACCGGCCCGGCATCGGGACGACTCCGCTCTGGAGCGTGGCCGGCGCCTCGAAGCTGTCGTAGACGGTGAAGCCGAACGCGACCATCTGCCCGTTGCTGAGCACCTGACGGATCTGAACCTCGTCCTGCGCGACGGCGCGCACGGGGAGCGTCGCGGGGAGCTTCAGTCGATGCCCTGCCGGCGCGGGGCCGGCGAACGTCGAGATGTCGTAGGGCCAGTCGGCTTCGAGGAGAGCCCCCGTCTGCTGCAAGAAGGTGAACCCGTCATGGCCATACGCGCCCGTATCCTGATCGGCGGGCTGGCCCTCGATCAACCGCTCGCCGAGGTAGATGTCGAGCCGGGATCGGCGGCGCGCTTTGCGGTTGATATGCTGGCCGCAGGCGCGCTGGAAGCAGGCCTCGACCGCGTTCGCCGTGCAGGATCCGAGCTGGCCCTGGTCGAAGACGGCGGGCATGAACCGATCGCCCCTGGGGTCGACTTCGGGGAGGATGGTCATCCCATCCGTCGTCGCCGCCCGGAACGGCTCTGCGCCTTCGAGGCGCTTGAAGTTGTACGGGTGGCCCTTGACCGCCGAGTGGCGCATCGGCTAGTTCGTGCCGTCCGTGACGCCGCCCGTCACCTGGAGCGTGATGCTCAGCGTGACGGCCGACCCGGTGTCGCCCGACGGTTCGTAGTCGGTGAGGATGCAGTTGCCGGTCAGCTTCGGCTGGCCGGTCGCGGTGCCGGCTGGATCCCACTCGAACGCCGTCGCCGCGTCCTGGTTCCAGATCGTGTTCAGGAAGCCGATCAGCGTCGGATCCCACAACGCGTCGATCGAGATCTGGCCGTCCCTCATGCCCGCCACATACGCCTTGCTGGAGTTGCCGAGGGCGGAGACGTCGGCGGTGTCCTTGTTCCGCTTCACGTCGACCTTCGTCACGTACTGCGAGATGTCTCGCAGCGACACCGTGTCGTTGATCTTGAAGACGCCGTTCTTGCCGTGGGAGAAAGCCATCGTCGCCTCCTAGAAGCGTGCAACCGAGTGGTGGAAGGTGATGTTGGTGCCGGTGATCGTCCAGAGGCTCCGGATGAACTCGTTGATCGTCGTCCCGACCGGGACGGTGAGCCGCTCACTGAGGGGGATGCCGGCCTGGACGACCGCCGTATGGGTGAGGAGGTCGACGTAGGTGCCGCCGAGGGTGGTGCAGTGCTGCACCTTCACCGTCGCCGTCGTGACGGCGGTGCCGGCGGTGACGACGAGGTAGGAGGCGAGGCCGTTCGTGCGGGCGCCGCCGCCGCCATAGTCCTGGCCGACCGAGTTGCCGCCGGCCGACTGGAGGGCGAGGGGCTGGAGGACGGTGACCGGGTCGATATCGACGACGGACTGGGCGGTGAACGTCACCGCGACCGCCGACCCGACATCCCCCGACGGTTCATAGTCGGTGACGCAACCCGAGATGCCATACCCTGGGGCTCCAGCCTGGTCGCCCTGGGGGAGGACGAGCCAGTTGTCCATCGTGTCGACGTTGAAGAGCGCGTTCAGGCGCGCGATGACCGCGTTCGGAGACCCGTCAAAGAACCCGTCGAAACTGATCTGCGCGTCGCTCTGCCCCGCGACGTACGCCTTGCTGGCGGCTCCGAGGACTGACACGTCGGCGACGTCTTTCTGCGCCTTCACGTCATGCTTCGCGACGTAGCTCGTGAGGTTGTACCCGCCGATGTAGACGGCGCCCTGCTTGCCATGAACGAACGCCACTAGGCCTTCTTCTCAGCTTCGACGACGCCCTGCGGGCGGAGCTCTTTCACGACGTGGTCGGGGAGGTGGACGACCTCATCCGCTTCGACGCGGACTTCGTGCTCCTCGCTGGCGACGGGGCGATAGTTGAAGCCGGCGAGGGCTCGATACTTGGTGGCGGTGGTCGTCATGGCTGGGTGACCTCGAAGCGGTAGATGCCGCCCTGGTGTCGGATCGGCTGGTCGGTCGCGGTAGGCACCTCCGCGTAGTCGACAGCGCGGACGCGGCGGATGTTGAGGACGATCCACCCGGCTTCGAGGGTGGGCGTCGCGTCGTTGAGGATGGCGTCGATGCGCGCGGCGATCGTCTGACCGACCACCTTGGATTCGCCGTCGGTGATCGCCTTGACCTGGTAGTCGGTGACCTCTTCTATGCGCTTGCGGAGGGTGTACGTGTCGGCTTGGGGGGCTTGGACGGCGACGACGACCATCGGCCGCGCAGCGCCCGGCGGTACCGGGTCGATGAAGACTCCCCCGGTGGCAAGCGAGAGCAGCGTCGCGTCCGCTCCGAGGAGCGTGTTCAGGTTCCGCTCGATGGCCTGTCTAGCGTCCACCGCGCAACCCCAACGCTCGCAGCTTCGCCAACAGGATCGCCCGCGTCGCCACCAACGCGTTCGCGAGGAATGGACGGCCCGAGATGTACCGGCCGGTCGGATGCCCCCACGCCACCAAGTGGTAGCCTTCGTGGACGTAGACGGCGTACGGCGCTTGGACTTCGATCTTGCCGACGAGCGGGCCGCCCTCGCCGGGCGCGGCGAGATGGCCGTCAACCGAGTTGAGCATGTTGCCGGTGTCGACGGCACCCATCGCGACGATCCACTGCTTCGTCAATGCTGCGCCGTCCTGCGTCGCCTCATGCACCGCCTCGCTCATCGCGGCGACGAGTTCGGGCGCGCCGTTCCACTCCACCCTCGTCTCGACGGTCATCCCCACTACTGGGCGTCCTGCTCCGCCACGATCGCAACCACCGTGAGGCGATCCGACATGGCTTGGGGGACTGAGATCACCATGAACGTCCGCCCGCTGACGATGGCGCGCTGCCCCTCACCAACCACGGTTCCGTAGGGCAGGATGAGCTTCCACAGCAAGGTTGCCTCGAAGCGACTGCCGACCAACTTCTCGTAGCCGATGCGGACGCCCGGCTTGATCTCCACCAGCCGACACGCAACCGTCGCCACCGTGCTCCAACTGGCGTTGCGGCCGAGCTGGCCGTCGTTCGTGAGCGCGGCCGTCTGGAGTTGGCACGAGTCGGGCATCACGTCCTGCACATCCGCGCGGGCCGCGTCGAGTTCCCACTGCTCCAACACCGGCTACCAGCTTCCGTACGGACGCACGTTCCCCGACCCCATGTCGCCCCGCCCCGTCTGGATCGTGTTCGGGTACGCCCTTTGGCGGAGCAGCCGCGCCTGGTCGCGCAAGCCGGCGGCCATCTGCGACCTGGAGAGGCTGATCTTGTCGTCCGACATGTCATACGCGCGCGCGAGCTTCGACGCCCACCGCTCGCAGATGTCGGCGGCGGCGGCGTACAGGTCGTAGGCGGAGCCGGTGATGTAGACGGGCGGCTGCGCTCCGGTGAAGGTGAAGACGCCCGACATGAGATCCGTCGTCGTCGCCGTCAGCGGCGCGAGCGACGAGGACTTGAAGGTGGGGATGGTGCCGTCTCCGTCGCCTTCCCAATATCCGATCGGAGCCCAGAACTGGGGTACCGACCCGTCGCGCGCCCAGACGGGTTCGAGCGGCAGGTCGACGGCGACGAACTTGTGCTCCTCCAACGCCTGCTGCAAGTCGTCGTCCGTGAAGACGCTCGTGAGCGGGTCGCCGGCTTCTTGGCGGACGCGGAGGATGAGCGGTGCCATCGTCGCGCGGCTCATGCCGCCTCCTCGGCCGGGGGTGCGGGGAGGTCAGTCCAGTTGGGCGCGGCGAGGAGGATCGCCATCGCCGCCTCAAGTTCGAGGATCCGCGCGTCTTGCTGGTCGACCTGGAGTTCGAGAGCGTTGAGGCGGTCGGCGTGGAGGCGCGGCGGCATAGCCGCGGGTCGGCCACCACACGGCAAGAGGTAGGCCGTTACGCCGGCTATCCGGCGATGACGTTCCAACTCGTCCCGTCGCTCTGGAGGAGTTGAAGCGTCGTCCTGTCCGCGTAGAGGCGGCCGAGGTAGGAGGCGGGGTCGCCGCGCTGCGCCGTCGTCCCGCTGCGGATCTGCTCGAACGTCGGGTTGGGCAGCGAGCCGGCGAGGACGCCGCCTACTCTGCGGCCGATGCCGATCGCGTTAGGCACCGCGGATCGCGCCGGCCGGCGGGCCGATCGGCTCGCCCCGCCGCGACTTGCGGGTGACGCGCTCGCCGCCGCTCACCGTCTCCTCGAAACTCCGCGTCATGTTCGGAGACTCGGCGGGCTCATCGTTCACCGTCTGGTTGCCGCACTCCTGGCACCGCGCGACGTGGACGTAGTGGGTGATCTGGCCGCTCGCCGAGTCGTGGCACGGATGGTCGTACCGCTCGACGCGCTTCCCCTCGGGACAGTTGTGGCAGGTCGGGTCGGCCACGATCTACGCCTCGTCCTGCGGAGCGCCGCCGTCGACGTGCTCGAACCCGAGCGCCTTGACGGCGAGGTACACGTCGTGGAGGATGCTGCCCTTCGCGGCGTGGAGGAGCGCCTCGACCTCTTCCGCCTCGAACGCGACGGTCACGCCGCCGCCCTTCGCCTTCGTTGCTGACGCCATCGTGTGGCTCCCTTCGATTATCCGGGGGGGCGGGCCGCTGTCGGGGCGACCCGCCTCCCTTTGGGGTGGGGTATGGGCTACGAGTTGAGGATGCCCTGGAGGCGGGCAGCCGACTTGCCGTTGAAGATCGCCATCCCGACGTAGAACTCGATCCGCGTCGCGTAGCTCGGCTTCGTCTGGAGCTCGCCCAGATCGCGGACGGACACGCCGCCGTTGGTGAGGCCGGTGACGCCGATGTCGCCCTCGCCCTGCCCCCACTTCACCGCGTAGATCGACGAGCAGATGCCGGCGCTCGTGCCCTGCGTCTCCGTCTGCGGCAGAGACAGGTTGCCCTGCCCGTCGAGGCCCGCGTCGAGGATCGGGATGCCGTTGTAGACGACGGCCGTCTTGCCGAACTGGTCGACGCCGGCCGAGTTCTGGTAGAGCAGCTTCCTGCGCATCGCGCCGCGGATCTTCGTCATGATCGACGAGTTGGCGTACATCGCGTCCGGGTCGCCACCGCCGGAGAGGCGGACGGCGTTGATGAGCTGGTCGAGCTGGTCGAAGAAGGCGTCGCAGTCGGTCGTGCCGTTCCCGACGACGGGGAGGCCGTTCGTGCCGGCGGTCAGCACCTGGCCGCCCGTGAGGCGCTTCTTCAGGCCGTCGAACGAGTTGGCGTCCGACGACGAGTCACCGTTGAAGAACTGCCACTGGAACCGCTGGACAGCCGACTTGGCGAGGAGCCGCGTCTGGACGGCGCGCTGATCGTTGAAGTTCGACCGCGTCTGCTCGATGAACCGGTCGACGTACGCGTCGCCACCGAGGATCGTGAGGATCTCCGTCTTCTGGTTGACGGTGCCCGTCGCCTCGGTGTAGGAGCCGTTGACGGCGCGGAACGCGACCGCGGGCAGCGATGCTTCCTCGTTGTAGGCGTAGGCGTTGCCTTCGACCTCCATGAGCGGGAGGCGGTCGAGGATCGGCGAGAGCTCGACGAACGTCTCGATCACGCCGCGCTGAAGCGTGTTCAGCGAGAGGTTGGCGGACTGTGCAAGGGTAACGGCCATGATCTAGTGCCCTTTCAGGGTCAGGAGGAGGTTGACCCCTGCGCGTACGCGTGTGCGAGTTTCTCGTGCGGGGTCATCTTGGCGAGGTCGGCCGCCGTCGGCGTCTGCGACTCTCGTGACGGATTGCCGGCCGATCCTGCGCCCGTCTTGGCGAGGAACGGCTTGTCCTGAACGAGCTTCCGAACCGCGGCGTCCAAGTTGATCGGCACGCCGAGGTCGTCGACCTCCAAGTCCTTGGGGAGGAGCGCCTGGACGGCGTCCGCGTCGTGGATCTGGAGTTCGGTGGCGAGGCCGCGGATCTGTCCGCGGATCGCCTGGTCGCGCAGGGCTGACCATCGCTTCGCCTCCTGGGCTTCGCGGTCACGCTCGGCCTTGGCTGCCGCCTGGGCTGCTTCGGCGTCGCGCTGCTCCTGCGTCTTGCGCTCGTCCTCGATGACCTTCAGCCGATCACGGAGCTCCTTCGCCTCCACCCTGCGGGCGGCGGCTTCTGCGCGGAGTTCCTTGATGAGCTTCGCCGACTCGCCCTCAGCGGCAGCTTTCGCGGCTTCCGCGGCGGCGTCCTCCGCGGCCTTGGCGGCTGCGGCGGCTTCCTGTTCTGGGGTGAGCGTCTCGGGGGCACCGCCGCACATCGGCCCCGCGCCGCGCTGGATCAGCTCGGCGATGTAGGGGTCAGACGGGTCGCAGCCGACGATCCGCCAAGCGGTGGCGGCTGCGTCCTGGGTGTGCGTAGGTGCGGTCATCGTGTTCCTTCCCTCCTGGGGTCACCCATACGTGGGTGCTTCGTATCGACCCCGTGTCGGAACACGAGGACTAGGCGGTAGGCACCTACCCAGAAAAAGCCGCGGGCGCCCGGTTGGTAGCCGAGCGCCCGCGAGACATTCTGGTGAAGGGGGAACAGACCCCTGGTGCGCAGAATGCCTACCCGAAAAGCTGTTGCTGCCCCTCGCCGGCATCGAGCAAGCCGAGAGCGCGCGCCTTCTCCACCGCGTCGCTGATCGACCTTGCGCCGAGCTTCTGCATCACGCGGATCCGCTGCTTCTTCACGCCCTCATACGTCTTCCCCACCCTCGCCGCCTGCTCCAACAATGGGACGCCTTCCGCGTTCATGGCGAGGACGTAGAGGTCTTCGCGGGTGATGAGGTGTGGGCGGCTGGGCATGATGCCGGCGCGCCACATCCCCGCCCACGACACCGCCCGCACCGCGCGGCTCGACACGCCGAGGCGTTCGGCGATCTCGTGGGTGGAGTAGCCCTCTTCGCGGAGTTGGACGACGAGGCGCTGCCTCGGCGTCATCTGGTCGAGCAGCGGCTGGGGATCCTCCACCGGCTTGTCGGTCGTCGCGCCCGCCGACTCGTGGTCGCTCGTACTGACGGGCTGAGGGTCAGCTTCACCGTGAGTGTGGCCGTACCTGACCCTTCGGATCTCGTCGACGATCGCGCCGTCGATCCTTCTGCGCGCGTAGGCGGTGAACGGGACGCCGCGCTCAGAGTTCCACCGCCTCGACGCTTGGACGAGGGCGAGCATCGCGGCGGATTCGAGGTCGTCCATCGTGACGGGGTAGACGGCGCGGTGCCGGCGAAGCGCGCTATGGACGAGGCCGAGGTGTTCCTCAGCCAGCCGGTTCGGGTCATGCGGCCGGCGGAGCGGCTGGGTGTGTGGCCGCTCGATCGTGCTCAATCGTCGTCTCCCGTGTCGCGGAAGGCGTAGCCGAGAGCTCCCTCCGTCCACCACGGCGGCGTACACGTCCCATCCCCCTGCCCCGTCGTAGCGTGCAGCCATTCCGACCCGTCATGGTCGACCCACTCCTGCACCACGATCCACCGGCTGAGGATGCCGCCCTCGATCGCATCGTCGCGCTCAGATGGGCATGGCCCGCACGCCTGTAAGGCGTCCATGACTGAGTGTCGCCATGCTTTGAGCGCGTCGGCGTGAGCCTCGTCCACCGGCACTAATCGTAGCGCCCGCTCCGGATTTCCACACGATCACTCCGTTTATCGTTGCGCACCATCCCGGAAGTGTGTATAGTCGGGTTGTATCGCCACCCGACAACTAGCGAGGGACACCACACCATGCTCCAAACTGCCACATGCCGCTACCTGCTCGGCTGCGCGCTCGGCGTCTTCGTCTTCGCCACCGCGTTCGCCGCGCCCAGCTACGCCCACCCCACCGCCACCTTCCTCAACGCCAAGACGACGATCCGCACGCACGGCCTCATCGTCTACGGCCACCACGTCCGCGTCTGCTCATGGCGCCCCGGCGACAACCGCGTCCGCGGCCTCGTCCGCTACTCCAAACGCCTCCACACCGTTCCGGGTTGGGCGATGGCCGGCCAGCACCGCTCGCGCGCCGTCTGCGCGATCAACGGCGGCACGTACCAGACGCGCCCAGCCACCTACCGGCCGTCGGGCACGGTTTTCGCGCAGGGCCGCAGGATCCGCGGCGTGATGGACGCGCCCGCCGTCGGCTTTCTCCGGAACGGCCGCGTCGTCTTCGGTGCCCGCGCCGCTCGCCGGCATGGAGCGGCGTCGATCATGAATGGCCTCGCCTACCTCGTCGTCGCCGGGCGCGCCCAATCGTTTTTGACCGCGCCGTGGGTGACGCCGAAACAGTGGGCTTGTGGAGCTCGCGGCACCGACGGCGTCTACGGGTGCAGCCGGTCGAACCTCGTCGTCTTCCGGAACGGCCGCGTCGGCCTGGTCGAGATCAGTCACGCATCGATGCCGTTGGCTGCGCAGATCCTCGTCAATATGGGAGCCAAGACGGCGATCACGTTCGACTCGGGCGGCGCGGCGTTGATGTGGACGCTCCGCGGCTCGCACAACACGGGGTCGCGCACCCAGGTCGGCCATTTGGTGGGCGCGACGGTTGGGTCGGCGTGGAAGCGCCGGATCCCCGACGCGATCATCGTGAACGCGAGGCCGCTATGATCGGCGGCGTGCCGAACCGGGGTCAGCAGGTCGCGGACGTGGGGAAGGCGATTACCGCCTGCTTCTTCGCGCTCTGCTTCATCCTGTTCATCGGCTTCATGGTGTGGGCGCTGTGGCCGTAGACGACTTCCTGGCAGCAGGCAAGCCGTGCCCGGTGTGCGGCGCGATCGGCGACGAGGTCGAGGGGTTCCTGTGGGAGTCGTGTTGGGATGGCGAGAAGTGGGATGACCCGGCCTGCCCGATGCCCGCGCTGGAAGCTCAGGATCGCGCGGCTGAGACCGACCGCGTGTAGCCGACTTCGCCCCACCTTGGATCCACCCGCGTGCCGGCGAGGTCGGCGAGCGTGATCTCGCCGCTCTTATAGGCGGCGTACGCTTTCGGGCCGAGGATCTTCGCTTGGCGCGCCGCCGATAGCCGGCCGAACGCTTCGACGCCGTTCGGCATCGAGAGGCGACCCGTGTCGGGCACCATCACGCACCGACAGTTGGGGTGGCTGACGAGTTCGTCGGTGACGGGGTGGTGGGTGCCCGTCTGGCTCCAGCAGTATGGGCAGGTGCGGTCGTCCATCGCGCTCAGCCACGTCCAGCCGACCAACAGGTGCCGGTTCTGGATGTAGCTCTGCCGTGAGGCTTCGCGGGCGGCGCGGAGGATCTCCGTCCTGGAGATGGTCAAAGCGCGGGGGAGGGGCGTGCCGAACGCGCGGTTCATGAGCACGGCCACCCGTCGGGGTGACTGCCTGGAGAGGATCGCGCCGGCCAGCGTCCTCCGAGCATCATCCCCGCCGGCTGACCATGTGGCGCGCAAGAGTTGGATCGTCTCGGCGGTGTCGCCGAGCGAGACGGCGGCGAGGCGCTCGATCGGAGTCCACTCCTCCTCGCCCTGCAACAACGTCAACCGGCGCGCGGCGGTGAGGCTCGTGTCGATGGCGAGCGCCTGGCCGCGGATCGTCGCGTCAGCCGCCGCCACGCCGACGCTGGTCATCGCTCGCAGGATCTCCGCGTCGAGCGCTTGATACGAGGCGAGGCGTCGGATGGCGGGGTAGGCGAGCTCGGGATGCTCCTCCATCTCCCGGATCAGCGCTTGGAGGCGGGTGTGGAGTTCGGCGAGGTGGCCGCGCCATGCGAGCGTGATGGTGCGCGCGGCGGCTTGGTCGTGGCCGGCGAGGCGCTCGCGGTAACGCTCCGCGGCTTCGCGGACAGTCATTCAGCCTGCGGGGCGAGGCCGCCCGGCCCTTCGCCGCGATCCGCCAAGTGCTGCGCTGCTTCGATCGCCGCATCCTGCTCCGCGCCGCGCTGCTGCTCCTCCACATCCGGGTCATAGCCGCGCTTCTGGAGGAGCGTCCGCTTCGACGCGCCGAGCTGCTCATCCTGGATCAGAGACTGGCCCTCGGCGACCGGGTCGGTGGGGACGACTTCGGGCCAGTTGAGCGCGACCGGCGTTTCGGGGTCGTATCCGCCCATCGCGAGGACGGCCGCGGAGACTTTGTCGATGAGTCCGCCGTAGGTGAGGCGCTTCAACTCGATGCGGGCGACGAGCGGGCCGTAGAGGATCTGGATCGCAAGGCCGGAGAGCTGGCCGATGTTCTCCAGCTTCCCGGTCGCGACCTCGGGGGTGTGGGCGAGCATCATGAACGCCTGGCGCAGCGAGTCTCCGAACTGGAGGGCTCCCGCGATGTCTCCATACTCGGCGAGGGCTTGCACCTTCGCCTCGTCGCTGGGGAAGTTGAGGAACTCGCCGGGCCGCATCGTGACCGCACCAAGCGTCCCCAACCCCATCCCCACATATCGGGGGTGGGCGAAGAGGCGCACCATCCGGTTCAGGTTGCTCGCGTTGCGGTTGCCTGAGTAGGCGAGGTCGATGACGTCTTGCGTCAAGTCTGGCGCGCCGTAGTAGCCGACGTCGGGGAGGTTCTGACAGTCGTACACCGCGGGGAACGGCCATGCCCACGTCACCGAGTCGAGCGTGATCCAGATGGGGGGTTGGCCGGCGGTCTCGATGAAGGCTTGCTCGTCGACGATCGTCCACGACAGGCCCGAGTCGTTCTTGACGTGGCGCTGCCGGCGGAGGATCGTGCCGCTCGCGTCGTCGTAGGCCCAGAGGAGGTCGTACTCGTAGACGAGGTCGGCGTCGTCGCGCTCCGTCTTCGCCTCGAACGCCGTCGGGTTACACACGATCAACCGCGGCGGGCCGGGCTTGTCCGGGTCGGGCTGGAGCTTCACGACGACGTGGCCGCTGATGCCGCCATACTTGCTCGCCTTCTGGAGGCGGACGAGGCCGTCGCCCGTCGGCTTCCAAAACGCGTCGAGAAGCTCTTCCTCGGGCATGTCGGTCTGCGTCTCGTCGCCGGTTTGGATGGTGAACGGCTTGCCGAACAAGTAGGTGACGCCCGTCTCGATGGCGAGGCGCGGGAAGTTGATGCGGACGTCGTCGTCGGTGTTGTCCGTCGTGTCCTTCTGCAAGCTGCGGGGGTGTTCGCCGTTGTAGGCGGCCCATGCCTTGGCGTGGACGGCGGCCCTGTATTTGCCGTGGGGGGTGAGCGCGTCGACGAGGGCTTGGAGGAGGATGCCCGGCGTGTAGTCGCGGTTGACGTCGGTGACGTAGCCGCCGCGGTAGGCTGGGGAGTGCTCCGAGATGTAGCCCGGGGTTTGGTCGCGGTTCAGCACCTTGGGCATACGAGCCATACCGCGCCGGTCGGAGCGGCCCTAGCGGCCGGGTAGGCCTAGGAGATGCGCGGGTCGGCGTCGCCGTCGATGATCTCGGCCCTGCGCAGCGTCGTCGTGCCGGCGGGAGTGTCGAGCTTCAACCACTGCAACGCCTGCGACGTGGCGTCGACCTGGTCGTCGTGCGCGCCGAGCGGGAAGACGCTCCACTCGTTGACGTAGTCGCCGATCCACGGCGCGATACTCGGGTCGGGCAGGTAGACGTTGCCGGCTTCGATCGTCGGCGCGACGGCCCTGGCGCGCGCCACCTTCGAGTCCCTTGGTTTGACGGGGAGGACGCACGGGATCACCGAGTGGAGGACGTCGATCAACGCGGGGCCGTTCGCCGCCTTCTCCACGAGCACGAGGTCGCAGCTCCCGGCCTCGTCGACGACGCTCGCATACTGCTGGATCGTCGCGTCGCGGGCCTCGGTGAACGTCATCCGTTCGCGGATCTGGGCGAGAAGGTAGTAGCGCGCGCCGACACGAGCCCACACCTGGCCGACCGCATAATCACTCGTCTTCGCGTCGGTGAAACTGGTGTCCCATGAGCAGATGATCCGGTCGCACTCCGCCGGGAGTTCCTTGTAGTAGCGCCACCACTCGCGCTTCACCTCGCCGCCCTCGCCCGGCGCTGGGAGCTGTTGGAGCTGGCCGGCCGCGCCATAGGATCCGAGGTCGAGCTTCTGCTGCTCGATCTCCGCCGGGCCAACCCGTGCCGGCCAGAGGAGCTCGCCGTCGGTGGTGCGCCAGTCGCGCACCGACCGGTACGGATGTTTCGCATCCCACTCGGCGGGGAGGCAGAGGTGTTCCCAGCCGCCCTTTTGGAGGACGTGGCCGGCGAGGTCTTCTTCGTGGAGGCGCTGCATGATGATGACCATCCGCGAGGTTTTCGGATCGTTCAGGCGCGTCGACCATGCCTGGTCGAACCACCGCATCACCGCCTCGCGGTTCGCCTGGCTCGCGGCCTCGTCCGCCTTGTGCGGATCGTCGATGACGAGGACGTCGCCACCAAGCCCGGTGACCGACCCGCCGACCGAGGTGGCGATGCGGTAGCCGCGCTCCGTCGTCGCGAACCTGGTCGTCGTGTTCTGGTCATGCGTGAGCTTCACCTTCGCGCCCCACCGCTCCTGATACCACGAGGATTCGATGATGGTGCGCGTGTCGATCGAGTCACGCCTGGAGAGGTCGCTGGCGTAGCTGGCGAACATGAGGCGTCGCGTCGGGTCTCGGGCGAGCGCCCACGCCGGGTAGAACACGGACACGAGGCGGCTCTTCATGTGCCTGGGCGGGACGTTGATGAGGAGGCGTTTGATCTCGCCGCGGTCGAGCTCTTCCAGCGCGCGGCACATCAAGTCGACGTGGTCGCCAGACACGTAGGGCGTGCCCGGCTCGATCACTTCCCACGCTTGGCGGACGAAGATCCCCAAATTGTCCAGGGCGAGGGCGGCGCGGGTCGCCATGCCGGTACCGAGGTAGAGCGTCACTCGACGCCAGCGTCAGCCAGGAGCGCGTCGAGTTGGGCCTGCTGCTCGGGCGTCAACCTGGAGACGTCGACGCGGAGACCGAGGTCGCCACCCACCTCAAGCTTCTTCGGCCTGTCCAACCCGTTGATCGCCGCGCGCCTGCGCGAGAGTTGGACGAGGACGGATGCGACTTTCGGGTCGCCGCGCTCGGGCCACAACTTCACCTGGATCGCCTCCAACCGCTCGTTCTCCAAGCGGCGCATGTCCTCAGTCTCCTCCAACGTATGCTCGGCGAGGTCGGCGACGGCCTGCTTCACGTAGCCGTGAGCGGCGGCGAGACTGACGCCGAGTTGGGAGGCGATCTCGCGGTAGGTGTGACCGGCCTTCTTGAGGTCGACGGCGTGGCTGCGAAGTTCGGCGGCTCGTACCTCGTCCGCCTCGGCCTTCGAGTTACGCCTGTTCGCCATCGGGCATGACGCCGCTGATGAACGTGACGACGTGCCGGTCGACGTCATCGACCTGGCAGATCGTCTCGACGCGCTGCACCCAGGCCGACAGGTCGATGTGGTTGTCAGGGCCGCGGCGGAGGATGATCCTGGCGCGGCCGAGGCGCTTCTCGTCGTGGATGACGATGAGGCCGTTCCTGGCGTAGGTGCCGGGCTCGTTCTTGAGTGTGGTTGCGGGCATGTTCGGCCTCCAAGCGTTCGTCGGGATGCCCGCATGTCGGAGGTCGGGGCGCGGATGGGTAGGCCGACGCTGTAGATCGCCGTCTCCGCCGTCGAACCCGCGATGTGGCGTCGTGGTCTAGTGGAGTGGTCGTGGGCTACGCACGCGGCCTACGCACGCTGATCCGCGGCGTCTGCATGGTCGCGTCGCAACTCCTGCACGGTGCGGCGGTCGGCGCCGTTCGCCTTGTGCGGCTTGCAGAGCAGGCAACCGGCGCGACGGTTCTTGCAGCGTCCGCGTTTGTGGTTCACACCCACTCCTGGGTTTCCGATCGCCAATGTTGCTGATGCTTGCAGCGCCGGCAGTTGCGCATCTTGGATCCCATCGCGAAGAACGGCTCGCCGAACACATGGCCGATCCGCTGGCACTCCTCGCGCTTCGCCATGTTCGCAAGATGGCGGGCGTGCAAGATGGGGACGCCCCAATAGGCGAGGACGATGAGCGCGAAGAAGAGGCCGACAGCGTCGCTAGACACACCGTCGGGTCGGATGCTGTTAGGCGGCGGGTAGGACGCCCGGGTCGACATGGCCGAGCGCCTGGTTCCCCCACGTATCCCAACCGAGGCGTTGCCGGCGAGCGAACATCTCAAGGTAAGGCCCGGGGCTGACCCGTTCGACCATGTCGAGGAAGGCGTCCGGCTTGCGGCTGTGTTGGCGATACATGCGCGGCCAGTTGAACCACGTCGAGTTGACCCGCACGCCGAGGCGCTTCAGCGTACCGATGCGCCCGTACAGGATGAACTCTGTCGACACCATGTAGTCGCCGCCGAGGCCGTTGCCCATCGGCGTCTTGCACCACACGAGCGTCTGCCCATACCGGACTCCCCATGCCTCGAAGATGCCGAACGCGTCCGGAAGGTAGCGGTTCGTCGTCCACATGTAGACATGGGCACCTTCGGGATGGGCGAGGTCGCGCACCGGCAGGGCGCTGATCTCATCGAGGGTCATCGACGGGTAGGGCAGCGGCTTGCGCTCGCGGAGTTGCAAGGCGAGCCCACGGCGGACGGCCATGTTCGCGCCGTGTCCGCCGGGCGGCCGGCCCCAGCCATCCGGGTAGGGCCACGGCGGGTCGGCGACGATGGTGCGGTACTTCACCGCGGCACCACGGCCGGCGTCACGACGACGCGGGTCAACTCTTCGTCGCCGTGATGGCGGGCGCAGACGAGGCTCTCGACCTGCCGGTCGTCGCCGAGAACTTCGGCTTTGACGAGGGCGTCGAGGATGAGTTTGGCGAGGTTGTCGATGTCGCCGCGCCATTTGCGTTCGACGATGGTGATCGTGACGCCGACCGGGCCGCTGGCTTTGTATGAGCGTTGGGCGCGGAACTCCCACGCCAACGCGTGCTCGTGTGCGCTGCTGGGCGTGTAGACGCGGACGGTCGCCTGGTTGGTGTGGACGATGCGGGGTCGGGCTTTCGGGCGGGGACGGCCGGCGACGACGAAGACTTGGGGGTGGGTGTGTTCGGGTTGGGGGCGTTGGCGGATCGGCGGCGTCATGCGTACACCCGGTCGAGCCACGCCTCTCCGCACTTCGCCACCGCGTAGGCTTGCTCGGGTGCTTCGAGGGCGATGCGGAGTCGGAAGCGCCAACCGGGGCGGCGGCGTTCGATGGCTTCGTGGCAACGGTCGCAGAGCGTGACGATGTTGTCGGCTATGTCGTCTCCGCCCCTGCTGCGCGCGACGATGTGGTGCCCTTCGAGGTAGCGCTGTTGGGGGCAGAGGCGGCAGACGCCTTCGAGCAAGACTTTGGCGCGGCACGCGGCGGGGTTGACGATGCGCCGCTCGGGTTTCGGGTCAGCGGGTGACACGCGAGCCGCCCAGGTCGATGATCTGAGACACGCGGCTCTCGGTGACGCCGTACCTGTCCGCGATCTGGGTCATAGACGCGCCGTTCGCCCATAACGCGATCATCTGCGCGCGTCTGCGGTTCCCCATCCGGCACAGGACGGCGACGGCTTCGCGGACGCGAGCCTGGCGGACGGCGTCGCCCTCGATGTCGACGTTGGGGTCGGCGAGGAGGTCTCCCAGGAGCGGGTCGCCATCGTCGTTGGTGATCGCTTCAAGGTGGAGTGGCGGGGGGAGGCCGTCGACGCCGCCCTTGTTCTTGCGTCCCCACCGGGCCTTGCGGATCGCGTCGACCATCCCGAAGTTCGCGGCACTCATCGCCGCCGACCGCCACTCCAACCAATCCGCGGGCGGCGAGTCCATCCTGTCGAGGAGGGCGAGGACGCGCACCATGCCCTCCTGGTAGAGGTCGTCCGCGTCGAGCGGGATCATCGGGTGGTGGCGATGCGCGATGTGGTGGATGCTCCGCGAGATCCGGCCGGCGAGCTCTTCGCGCTCCCAGGTGGTGAGCATGACGAAAAGCGTAACAGTCGCGCCGGATTTCCACCCACCCGATCCGCTCATCGCGCCGTTCGGGTATCCTGTGGGGTGTGGGGGCGGGGGCTGTGTGACGTGGTGTCCCCGCCCACGCCCCCACCGTCGTCTCCATAGGGCGATGAAGAGCCCCCGGGCTCTGCGCCTGCTAGTCGCCCAACGCGAAGGGCCGCCCCGATGTGGAGCGGCCCTTCGTCGTGATGATTCCCACCCGGCAATCCCAATCAGGACACGGCGGCGCCGTGGGCCGGTTCCTACCTGACTATCCCGCGTCGAGTCGCGGGAGGTGGGAAAGGTTGCGGCCTAGCGGGCGTTGCGGGCGGCCTCACACGCTGCGAGGCTGACGGCCCACGCGTCGAGCGCCTTGGCGCCGGTCTCGTCGTGGAAGCCCTGCCGATCCGGCTTCGCCTCGGTGACGGGCGGCGGCGTCGTCCAACACGTGTCGGCCGGCGGCGGCGTGATCTTCGGCGGCGTGTCCAGCTTCCGCGTCAGGCAGGAGAGCTTCACGTCGTCGCGCGAGTCTTCGGCGCGGGCGTAGCGCTCCATCGCGTTCGGCCGCACGTCGATCTCTGGGTGGAGGAACCGGCACGTCTGCGGGTTGATCTTCAGGTAGCCGGCGGGTGCGCCCGTCGGGATGAAGCTCGCCGTCTCGTGCGTCGCCGCGACGGCGATGGCGCTGAGGGTGAGCGCCACGAGGAGGGTGGCGATGATGGTGGTGATGCGGTGCATGTCGGGTGCCCTTCTGTGTGGTGTCCGACGCCTAGCTGGCGTCGCGGTAACATCCCCACCGCTCTGCGAGCGGGCCGTTCGTCTGGGGGGCGTAGATGGCCTGGTCGTAGACCCGGCCGCTGAGGTGCTCAGCGAAGTCGTCCGCGTAGCGCTGGCCTGGCGGGGTGATCTGGACTGGGTGGCGTTCGTACCACTCGCACGCGGCGACCCAGCCGACGACGACGCCACCCGACACGCCGAGGAAGAGGAGGGCGGCGGTCAACACGCGACCCGCCGCGCCTGCCAGTCGTGGATGGCTTCCTTGAGTTCGCCGAGCGGGAAGACGCGCGTGTCTGTGATCGCGCCGTCGTGCTCGATGCCGGTGATGAACGTCTCGCCGTCGCCGAGCGCGGTCAGGAAGAGGCGCGTCCCGTCGGGGAGGTTCGATTCGAGGAGGACGGTCATCGCCCGTTCTCCAAACGCCACGCCTGGAAGCGGGCGTGGTTGCCGAGGTAGACGCCGAGCTGCGACAGGCCGTACTCGACCCAGTCCTGCATCCACCGCTCGTCGATCTCTTGTGTGCCCTCCCAACCGGGAGTCTTCGTCTGTGCGGAGTCCTTGTGCATTGTGGTGTCCCTCGCTTTCTGTGGCTTCCGCGACCGCCGCTAATCGGCGGTTTCGGCCCTTGCCGGTGGGCCTCATTCAGGCGGAGATCAGGTGGATCGCGGCCGTCATCCCCTCGCGGTGCAGCAGGTCGAGGATGCGGTCATGCTCGTAGGCGACGCCAGCGATCCACGTCTGGGCGTGGCCGATCTTGGCGACGGCGGCGGGGCCGGCCTCGTCGCCCTTCGCCTCGTCGTAGATCGCGTCGCCGGGGCCGGGCGGATGCTCGAATGTGAACCGGCTCACCGTCGCACCGCCGCCCAGAGGTGGACGCCCAGCGTCGCCATGACGGCTGCGCCCGTGATGATGAGGCCGCTCGTCGGCCACGTCCAGACGATCAGCGCGGCGACTACGAGGATGGCCATCCAGCCGATGAGGTAGTTGAACATCGTTCACGCCTCCACCTTGTGCGCCCACCTGCGGAGCTGCGTCTTCTTGATGCCCAACCGGCGGCTCGCTTGCTCCTCGCCCACCTTCTGCACGAGGCTCAGGGCGAGGCGGCGGGTGAGGTCGCTGTGGTGCTGGCGCTTCATCACGCCGCCTCGTCCAACTTGGAGAGCTGCTCTTCGAGCTGCTCCCACCGCTTCAACTCTGCGCCCCTGAGCATCCGCCCAGACGGCCCGTCGCCCCACAACTGGCGCATCTCCTCGCCGATCTCGGCGCGCTGCATCTCCTGCCAATACGAGTCGTCGGCGGGGTGGCTGGGGTAGTCGTCGGGCGGCTCTGACTCGACGAAGGGCGATTCGTCGTCGGCCTTGTTCCCGAAGGGAGTCGTGGTGTCGGCCACGGTGTCCTCCTGGTGATCGTGGTGTCCCTCTAGGTTCATCACCACCAAGAATACACACTTCTACTCCGCTTGTCAAGCCGCCCGATCCGCTTTCCGTAACACCGGCTCCGAATGGAAGGACTCCGCCGTCGGCGGCCTGCCTGACAAGCGCGGCCTGCCCACACCACGAGTCGGCAACCCCGCCGCCCGCATCGCCCCATTCACCGACCCGAACAACCGTTCGAGCGTCCCCTGCGTCGGTAGCGGCGGGTGGAGCTGGCGACACGTCGCCGTGCGTCCTGTCCGCTCGGCGTGAGCCTGGAGCGCCCGGATGGCGTCGTCGCGCGTCCATCTCCGACGCTTCACTCGCCCTCCTCCAACGCGGCTCGGAGCAGCTTCGCCTCGCGGTCGCTCAACGGGTAGCCGTCACGGCCGTCGCGGATGAACGTCAGGCTCCCGTTCGGCCGGACGATGACCTCCAACCGCGGCGACAGGTGGACGATCCGGGCTTGGACTTCGCGGAGGCGAGTCACAGGCCGCCCCGGTTCCGGATGCGGTGCCACCGCGTGCGGCTGATCCGCAGGCCGTCGGCGTCGACGCTGATCGTGTCTCCGCGTCGCAGTGGTTGGTCAATGATCGTCCAGCAGATCATGTGGTGTCCCTCGGGTTAGGCGGCGAGGTCGCCGCGGTTGAAAACGGAGCCGAGCCTGGCAAGACCATCCGGCGCGGTCGACCACGCCGCGGGCTCTTCCTCTGAGCGCCGCTCGGTGCCGCTCTTTGCGGCATCCGGGCGCGCGCGCTTCTCCTCTATAGGTTCTTTAGAACCTTCTTCTCTAGTCGCGCCCGCGCGAGGGACGCCAATAAACTCGATGAAACCCGCATGGTTGAGCCGTTCAAGACCGCGATAGCGGTTCGATAGAGGCAAGTTAGCCTGCCCTTGGAGCCACCTTCGGTCGGCTTTGACGCGGCCATTGCCGTACCTTCCAGCGAGCATCCAGATGGTTATGAGGAGGCATCGGTCGGCCGGCGACAGGTCGAACCATGCATCGTTTCCGAGCAGGTCGAGATGGAGCTTGATCCACGTCGCGTTCGGGCGCGCCTGCTGGAACCGCTCCCAGTTCGGGATGACGATATAGCCGCTCACCGGCATGTCCTCTCCTGGCAGTCCCGCGTGAGAGAGCGGGGCGAACAGGCGTTCGCGATACACAGAATAGACGACCGGGCGGACGGGCGCGGGTAGCGTCCCCCGGCCCGTCCATCCCGGTACCCCTCGCCTCTCACAGCGAGGGGCGGACGAGCGGTCGCGCCAGGGCGCACGCTCGCCACGGCCAGTCTAACGACCGGCATCCGCAAGCCTTTCGATCGGCGAGAGGTAGCTCGGCGGCCACGCCTCCCGCAACTCGCCCAACCCCACCCACCTGACGTCGCCCGGCCACTCAAGACTCGCCACCCGCACAGCGCGGCTAGCTCCGAAGGCGATGATCATCCACCGGCCGGCGGTGTCGCGGATCTCGACGTCCATCCCCACTTTGGGGTGTGCGAGGCTCACAGAGTCACCGCACAATGCGAAGACCCATGGTTCACAGGCGCGCTCCGGGGCGTAGACACTCGCGGATCTCCTTGCGGAGTTGCTGGCACTCGAGCGCGATCATGCTGAGCGGGTCGACGGCGTACAGCGCCTCGGCTACACGCTCGAGCAGATCGGCGCAGTCGTTCGACAAGCCTTCTCCCATACCGTCCGTCTTCGCGGCGTCGAGGCCGTCCTCGTATCCCTCGTCGTAATGGCAGCAGATGCTCATGGCTTCCTTTCGATGGCCCACAGCAGGGATAGGACGCGCGAGCGCGGCAGCGTCGTGCGCATCGCATGGCGGTAGCGGTTCCGCAGGCGCCGGTAGCGCGTCACCATGGGATGACGAGTCGCGTTGTCAGGCATCGCCCCTCCTGCGCTCGAGCTCGGCCTCGAGCCACTCGACGGTCGGCTCGACATCCCAGACCCATTCCATGCGCTTCGGCT